ACATCAGCAATGAACTGGGGACTGCGGAAGCAGAATTTTCCTACCTGTCCGTCAAACTCAAGCCATCTTCCACCAGGAGCCAGAAACACGATGTACTGATCCAGGCCCTGGACCGGATCAGCAAGCTGCGGGAACGGCTGAAAAATGAGGAGAATGCCATCTCAAGGGAGCTGAGCTGCTTATGATCGGGAAGCTTTACAAGATGAGCCATGTGGGCACTTTCCACCAGTGTGCCAACTGCCAGCTGACCTATTTCGAAGGCACCACTGGAAAATGGCCCTGGAGGATTTTATACCATCACCAGGTGAAAAGATTCTGCACTTACAAGTGTATGCGGGATTTTATGAGGAGGAACCATATCCGATGAATACTGAACAAGAACGCTGTGTGAAATGTGACTACTGTGACCTTGAAGATTTCTTCTGGGACGGCAAGAGGCTCTGCTTCATATACCGCTGCCGGATCTTCCGGGACACCATCCAAAAAGCTGCGGTTAAATGCCCCTACCATCTTAAGACAAATAAGCCTACAGGAGATATGATCCGGCATCCAGACCACTACACCTTCCGGGGGCGGGAGGCTATCGAGGCTGTCCGAATCATGGACGGGGAAGCCGAAAGTAAAGATGGCTATCTGATGAGAGCCATCATAAAATTGCTCTATCGCTATCCTCGCAAAAACGGGAAGCAGGACCTGGACCTGGCGATTGAGTGCATTAAAATGTTACGGGAAGAATATACCGACCACCCGAAAAAACGAGAAGGGGATATGATCAAGCACCCGGATCACTATACCTTTCGTGGAGTGGAAGCCATCGAAGTGGTGAAAATCATGACGGCTACGGCCACCGGTGTGGAGGCTTACCTACTGGGATGCGCGGTCAAATACCTGTACCGGTATCCCCGAAAAAATGGGAAGCAGGACCTGGACAAAGCCATCCAGTGCATCAAGATGCTGCGGGATTATCTATACGGAAAAGAAGACAAAGAATAGGAGGTGCATCCCCAGGATGGTACAGGAGATATATAGAAAGAGAATCAAATATGCCCTGGAATGCAGCTATGAACTGCAGGCCAACCTGGAAATCCTCAAG